TCCACGTCCCCAATGTTCACAATCCGAGAGACTGCACCGTCGGCGTCTCTCACAGCCGACGTGATCCTGTCGGCCAAGCCAGTGAAATACTCGGTCATTTCGTCGGCCATGACTCTTTCGGTCTCATCGCGCTTGTAGAGGTCAGGCGGTGAAGAGGCCGACTTATGAGTTCCGGGACCATAGCGCTTATGTAGTTCAAGGTCAACCACAAAAGCCGCTTTCACGTCGGCTTCAGTTGTTGCCTTTTCCAGTTTCTCAGAAATTGACGCATGGACTCCTTCAGGGATCACCTCAGAGGTAAAAGAAGCTGCACCCCACCCCTTTTTGAGACTTCGCAATGCCTTGGTTTCCCATTGCTTCAAGTCGGCATCAATAGCCCTCTTCAAATACTGCTCGTATCCGGGAGGGAGAGGCATGGGCAACGTACCAGAGCCGACCTTGGGATCAGCCGACGGCGCGGACGTGGGGCGATATTCCTGTGGAATGCCCTCACGGTCCTGCACATACGCTACGTTATAGACTCCCAATCCAATATTGGCTTGGTCGGCTGTGGCTTGCGTCGCGCGGTCTTCCACGGGTTCGAGGCCGGTCCACGAAAAGCGCAGGTCAGGGCGGCGCATCCAATCATGGATAATTTCAGTAAAGATACCCGCAAGGAAATTAGACACGGGACCAATAAGGGAGCGCTGCTGAATGTTTTCGCTACCTTCCATAAATCCTGCCCCACCCAAACCAGCACCGCCAGTAATCCCAAATTCAGCAGGGTTATTGCCGTATGCCCAACAAGCCACCTTCATGAGGTACTCATTGAGCGCGGGATTGTCTGGGTCATTGTTCTGGAAAGTGGTCACGTGTGAACCTGTCCCACCAGGTACAGCCAGCAACTTTGCAAAGCGGGATAGGTCGCCAGCCATGAGCGCGTCAATGTAGCTTTGGAATGTTTGGATCTGTTCTGGAGTCCAAGACTCAGGGACAGTATAGAACGCACCGGGGATATTACCATCAGCATAATAGCCGACGGCACTCAGGTCCTTACGAATAGCGGTATTGATCGCAGTAAGTACCCACTCAATCGGACTCTCACCATAGGGAGAATTCACCTTGGTATTGAGAGGGCGATAAATGAGCGTATTGGCAGGATAAGACGACTGAGGCGTACCCCAAATAATCTGCAAATATGCAGGCATGGGCGGGCGCGGAGTCGCACCACGCATGTCAAGTAATGGCTTGATTGTGGTACCGTCAATCACTTCAACCGCTTGTAGTTCTCGCCCTCGTTCCTGCACGGGCCAGAATGTCAGAGCGTCCGTGACAAGCACCTCTTCCAGTACCATGTTCAACCATGCGTCAAAGGGGTTTATTCCATCAGGACGCTGAAAGAACTTTTTGACAGACTCTGTCTCTGGTGTGGCAACATACGTTTTGCCGCCGACCACAGTCTTTTTTTTGTCATTGGGAATGATGTCCCAATCCACACCGCGCATAATGCGCTTAATGTGTTCAATGTTGATCCTGATTTCCTTGCACGCGCCAGCCATAGCGCGAAGAGTGGCAAATGGCAGAGAGTTATATCCCATGCGCGGGATCATCATTAGGTTTGTGCCTGGCTGGTACTGGAACAGACGCGGTTCAGTCTCTGGCTCCACGGGCATGGGAGGGAAACCGGGGCCAAAGCGTCCCGTAAAGCGGGAGTCGCTGTTTGTTCCCTGTCCAGCCTGTATTAGGCGTATCATTGCCAGCGCCTGCGGGGTTAGGTCAATTTGTGTAGCACCATTGAAGTCGGCCATTGGTTACTCCTTACGATAATATATTAAGAGGGCACGGATTAAGGTTGTCCTCTTTATGAAAGCCACCGCGCCCACCACATGCGGGGCATATACTAAGAGGTTGAGGCTCTTTGAATTCAAAACTATCAATTCTCCTATTTTCATCTTTGTGAAAAATAATCAAATACTCTGGCACTATTTCACTTGTTGCCACAGGACGAAAGTGGGGAGAAAACGCATGGTAAATAAATTTAGCGCGTTGCCACTCATGTTCACAACGCACCACTACTACCTGAGACATGACGGCAAAGACTGAAGGGTCACCCTCTTCGATAAGTTCATGGGGTATGGAAAATGTTCCTGCGCGGTGGTAACCGGGCGGGAGTCCTTCGTTGGGACCTGACGTCTGATAGGGTAGCCACTGCGACCCGTCACTTTCAATGGTGATAACCACTTTTGACATAACTACTCCTTTTTCTTCATCGCCTCTAATCGTCGGCGGGCGAACTCAGCGAATCCACCTGCCCCATTGCGTAGGTCGTTCCATGTCCAAAACCACGAGTCGGCAAGGTCGAGCGGCTTGTTTGGAAAGCGCTTTAGACTCTTCTCAATCACCGTATGCGTGCCAAGGACATGAATCACCTTTCCGTGTTCGTAATCCACAAGCATTTTGAAGTTTCTCTCAGCCTTGGAACCGTAGCCTGCGCCTGCTTTATCCTCAATAAAAGACGGCCATACGATCTTGGCATACTCTTCAGCGGATACTTCACCGCGCATCTTTTCTTTTACACTTGCCAGCGAACGGGCATAAACAGATTGCCACGTATCGCCACCTTGGTCGGTTTCCACGCCGACTGTAAGACTCTTGACCTCAATCGCCTTACGAATTGCGCGTGAGATTGCATCCTCTGGGGTGGTGATGCCTTCCCACCAGTACAAGCCGTATATTTTGTCACTGGCAGCAAGCCCACCAGCAGAAATGCCCATGGAATCCGAGTCGTCTGTGGTAGTGACAGCGGGGTCAACCCACACGGCGGTCTTGGTGAAGACTGGCAGTTTGTCATAGTCTTCATGCTGGAATTCAATATGGTTCCAAATGCCGCCAGCGCGGTCAACGTCATGCTGACTTTCTTGGAGGAAGGCCGACAAGCCCCATGTGTCAATTTGCTGCTGACATACTTCAAGACTCTGACCATCCCACGTAGCGACTCCGCCTGTAATGACAAAGCGCCCGTTTTTTTGTTCGTACACCAGCCCTTCCACCGCAGGGTGTGGACCGCTGACAATACGATCTGTTAGGAAGTCGGCGCGCCCATCTGCCAGCATCGAGGCGATGGACTGCGGGTGTATTAGATTTTGGATGAACATCACCGCGCAATCCGTGGAGCCAGACGGTAAAACAGATTGAGTAATTGTCTGTATTTTCTTGGTTGTGATTGCCAGTGTGTCGTGTAACTCGTCCACATCGTCGAAAATAATGATGTCAGGGCGGGCGTCTTCGATTTTCATACCGCGCGCACCTGTGTCGAGGCCGAGAGAGTCCACGGTCAACCCTGACGCCGTGCGTAAGCGGTTGCGCCGCCAGCCTTTGGAATTTCCATATTTGCCGATCATGCGCCGACTGAGTTCTGGGTAATACTTCGAAACGTTCGCAGACTCAAGCATGGCTCCGATATTCTCTACATGACTGTCGGCTTTATCCTGCGTGCCACTCACGTACCAGCAATACCGACGGACTCCACGCGCCCCAAGGTCAATCACTGCTGCTTCCGCGTTTGTCGACTTGGCACCACCACGGCCCCAAAACGCAGTAAATGGCCTAGGACGGGCTCCTGCCTGTATTCCTGTCACCCAATCCCACAATTCACCATGACGTGGGGCGAACGGTTTGCTGAAATGCCGTGGGAATAGAGAGGGGAGTCTGTCTCGCCAGTTTGCGGGAGCCGTAAGAACATTACCCGTCCGTTGTCGGCGAGTTAGTTCCAGCTGTGCCCGCGCCCTGAGTTGTAAGGAGGACGGTAACAAGGTCTTCTCCGTTCGCAAGCCTGGTCAATTGCTCTTCAGTCAACTTAGACAAGTCATAATTTTGAAGGGCTATTGAGTCTTTATACTTTCCGTGAATTCTCAATATCTTGTCGAGGGCGGCCTGTGGGTCGTGTAACTCAATTTCAAGTTCGGTTTCCTGCCGACCTGCAATTGGAAAGTTTATGGTTTTCTGCTTTATCTTCTTAATGAGTTTTGTCATGTTGGCCTTTTTAGCGGCCTCCATGTCAAAAATCCATCCATTGCCGTTTGGAGTGGCAAATTTCCCTATATCTGCACGCGCCTGTTCAGACAATAACTTCACGGCCTCGTCCGCTGACATGTGAACTTCGTCTAAGCGGTACTGTAAATGGGATTTAAAGTTAACGTCTGCAAACAAACGGGCAGCTGAAGCCTTGGCAGAGTCATAAGTGACGTTTGGATATGCCTTTAGATAAGAGTTGGTCTGTGAAAAGCTGATTAGATATTCGTCAAGCACCTTTTGGTGCCTTTTACTGAGAGGTTTCAACTCTTCAATGGGTGGTTTCTTACTCATCCATCACCACTCCTGACGGATTCCCTGCCGACGCGATAAATTCCTGCCAAGAATAGACCTCTACACGGTTAGGGAATGGGTTGTAAACCTCGACCAGTCCATATCCAATGCGCTCGGGATGAACATCGACCACAACCACCCAATGAGGGACTCCAGACGGCTGGAGTCTGCCTGTGTATTTGTTGATCTTCACCCCCACGATTACACGCCCGGCCAGTTGCTTCAAGGCCGTGACGGTGTACCTGGGGATTTTTAGAATAGGGTCACGCAGGGAGTCTGTCAGTAACTGCGAGGACCTAGAGAACGAGTCGAGCATAGACTGCACCTCCCCCACTCCGGTCCCGCGCGCGTGCTTGTCCGTGAAGAAATTGAAAACACGCTGGTACAGACTCGGTTCGTCTTTTTGCCACTCTGAAAGCAGGTCATCGAGGGGCACCTTCAGAAGATAAGCAACGCACAATTCTCCGCAGAGGTTGGTTTGCTTTACACCATGCACAATGGCGTATTGCTCTGCGTCATTGGGGTTTGGCGTTGGACTGCTGATCTTCACGCAGTCATGCGGCAAAAGTTCAATATACGGTTCGAGGTATTGGGTATAGATAAAGCCGTTGTATTTATGGGTTTCGGTCTGGTAGATAACGGCTTCTCGAAGGACGCCGACAAAAGACTCTTCCCATCCATACGCCTCGACCACCGTACCTTGTGGGACGGTGACAAGTTTCACCCCACTGTAATCAAACAGCGGGGCGGCCATATTTACCCATTTCAAAGTGTTCATGCCGACCTTCGAGACTCGCGGCTGGCTGCATCGTGCGAAGTCAACACCGTATTCATACGGGCGACTTCCTGAGAGATGATTTTCACCTCTTCTGCTATTCGAGACACAGCAGCGTTATTCTGTTCTCGCTGCTCTGCCAAGAATTGCCTCCATGCCTCGTCACGTTCTTTGCGTTCGGTTGTATGAGCAGCGTCGCGCCGTTCTTCGCGCTGATCCTGACGTTTCATAATTTCAAGCATCAACCACGCGAAAACTCCCACCACAGGAAGTTGTATCAATAAACTTATAATTTGCTGAGGTAGTAACGGGTCTGTCATAAATAAAAGCGGTCAACCCGCATAATGCGGGTTGACCGACTCCCATTATTACTTGTTACCCTTTGGCAGCAAGTCATGCACATAGTTGGACGCAAAGGTCAAAAGCAGCGCATTCACCAGCTGTAAAAGGTTGGCATCGAACCCGTCCAAAACCGACAGGTATTTGGTAATGTCGATTTTGAATAAGTAAGAAACGGTAAAGGCAACAGCAGCCGCAAAAATAAACGTTCGTTTATTCTGCAAGTTGAGCCAGGCAGCCCTTGAAACCAAGAGGTTCCAAAAGGTCTTCAGCAACTCAACGCCGCGTTCGGTGGACAATCCCAAAACTATCAGGGCAGCCAGCAATTTCAAGAATTCAAGTACGATTTGCATGTTTTGCTCCTTTCAAGCAAACAAAAAAGCCCGCGCACCGATAATCGGTACAGCGGGCTTTGGGGCTCTGGCTGTCTCACAAGCTGGCGAGTGGTAGCACCACGAAGGCCGGCACGCGGGAAAGAAATATTAGACTGAAAAAATTATACTACTTTTTTATCTTCTGGATTCACTTTGACGTCTACACCTCTCATGTGCAGGGAGTCCTTTATGGTTGCGAAGATATAGTGGCCGCCGCGTTTGGACTGCTCCCAAAAGAACGCCCACCAGATAAGGTTATCCCGCATGGCTTCAATAATTTCTTCATTTCCAGACCACCCGCCTGTGGAGATGTAATAAATCTGATCTTCTTGCCTCCATCCCCAATCTGCAAATGTCCAAATTTTTTGGATAAATTCCATAAGACCATGCAGGTCGGCGGGGTTCCATTTTTTTATTGTTTCGATTTGTTCTTCAGTTGGGTACATAATTATCCTTTGTCACGCCACACTAGCCGCAAGATCATCACAAAGCTGAGCGAACTTCTCGTCTCGATCCAGAAGGTTACGCAGTCGGCGGGCACTGGAACGCGCCTGCCGTCCGTTCTGCTGAAGTAGCTCACGGAGAGAGAACTTCAACCGTCCGATTTGACTCTCCAATCTGTCTATGCGACGCTTCATTTCTTCGAACTCTTTACGCTCCTGATCGTTCATGGACACGCCTCCACATAACTGGAATGAACAAAGCCAGACTTTGTATTTCCGTCCATGACCACGCGCACCCCAAACCATTCACCATAGACTCCATCCATGACCAGAATTTGCCCGTCATGGAGAGTGGTAATTACCGCATACGATGTTCCCGGACCAACGCGCAAATTGAGCGCACCGCCTCCGCCAGCCAGCGCGCGAACTACCAGGCACTGGCTTGGGGAAAAAGTGGCGGTCATGGACGGGGAAATGGTCGGCGCGACGGTCATGGAAGGTGTTGGAGTCGGGCCTTCCATCCGTACACTGCAAGCTAGACTTGCCATGACCAGCGCCATGACCGCAATCATGAGGCGTCCATGACCGCGCTTCATTCGGGCCACCCTTGCCGAACGGGTATTCCGTCAATAGCAAACGCAAACGTGTTCTTTTCCTCTCCGTCCATGACCACTATGTTGTGGTCAGGAACGGATATTACTACTAGGCACAACCCATTGGACAACGACCTCGGCGCTGGTGTCAGACACCCTGCCAGAGTTATCTTTCTCAATCCGTCCTGAAGCTGAGCCATTCCCTCCATGACCGCAGACATGTTTACTTGCCCATTGGTCGCAGTAAGCGGGGGATTTTGATCGGTCAAATTTGCCTGCATATACACGTCCTTTTGAGTATGGGCGTCCCGTTTTGGGATTAATTGCCCGTTTGTCGATTTTGTATAAATAATGGTTCTTGCCGTCACATTGGGCGTTATACGACACGCCCTCTTCCATGACCGCTCCATGACCATTTTTCAGGTCATGGAGCATAGCACGGACGGTCATGGCAAACTCGTCTTCCAGCGGAGCAGGTAGAGTCTCTACTCCGCCTTCGTAGGGTTTGGCTCCTTCCCGTTTCCATTCGTCCGTAATGCAATAGGCACAGGAGTCATGGACGGGTGAATTGGGGAAATCGGCTCGGTCATGGACGGATGAGGGACGGTCATGGCAGGTCTTGGAGCGGTCATGGACGGGAGATTACCACTATTTCCATGACTTGCATCCCCTCCATGACCGTCATCGACAGATTCAACCTTAATATCCTTGAAGGAGTCGC